TTTCTATTCTCATACTTTACTATAGGACGTAGTCTGATCTTGGAAGCTGATCCAGATTTTTCTACTATTGTGGATAAAACTGAATGTACAACCAGGTTACCTCAGTCAGTTATTATTTCCTTTATTAAAACTCTAAAGGTTAAAAATAAAAACTTACTAAGAAAGCCTGAATTCCAAGACTTTAGCTATAGTGGCAAGGCCTCCAGTCTCGGTAGTAACGCTTTTAATTCTAGTATGGCAGAACTTTATGTCCTACCTCCTAAACTTAGAAGTGCCATTATCAAGGTTGGTGGCCCACAACTTGAGAAAACAATGAGTTTTCTCCTTATGCATTATTTTGAAATAATTAATTGATACGAAAACTGTCTTAATCTTCGCCAGCTTAAGAATCGACTTCAGGCAACAGGTTTGTTCCCCGGAGTAAATTTTGAAGCTTGTGAAAACATACAGGAGATCAAAAATGAACTCTCTGTATTATTAAGACGGATTTCGTGATTCTCAGAACCTGAAGGTAAGACTAGAATTATTGGTCTTGGGGATTACTGGTCACAGACAGCTCTTAGAGCGGTTCATGATAAGTCATTCCAAGTCCTAAGATCCATTCCACAAGATCAAACATTTGATCAAGGGGCCGGTCTAAGGAATCTTCCTTTTGGTACTGGAATCGAATACTTTTGCTACGATCTTTCTGCTTTCACAGATCGTTTTCCCTTTCATGTTACACATGACTTGGTACACGGAATGTGAGGTAGAGAGTACGCAGAAGCCATCAATATAATCTTAAATAGTTTACCTTTTTACTTACCGAAAAATAATAAAACTCAAAAACGTTTTATCAGTTATTCAGTAGGTAATCCAATGGGGTTTTTAGCCTCATGGGGGTTGACTACTTTAAGTCATCACTTAGTCCTTTACTGATGTTGTTTAGATCTAAATATAGATTGAAAAACCGCACCATATAAACTACTAGGAGATGATATTCTTATATGACATAAGGATCTCGCCGAAGCCTACCAACTGAAGATCAACTCTCTCGGTGTAAAAATCTCCGCTAAGAAAACTATAACAGGAAAACTACTGTTTGAGTTCGCTAAGAGGATATTTTCAGCCGAAGGTGAAATTTCGCCTATATCTTTTGGATTATGGAAAGTCGCAATGACGGATATACCGACATTAGTTACTCTCATTCATGATTCTCAAGAAAGAGGTTGTTCTTTAGTAGGTAGACGGGTAGGGATAATCCCTCGAATCCTAAATAACTTTTATTTATTTTCTAAGACAAAAGTCAAAGTTAATAAATTGTTAAGAGATTTAGTATTAGTGGAATCCTTCATGAAAGATCGTAAACGATCACTGGGTACACTGGCACATACATGCATTTCGTATGAACTGGGGGTTCCCTATGTCTTGATCCCATGGCAAGTCTCGAAATATATTAGATATATTACCAAACTAGCTATGTTTGAAGTTTTCCGCGAGGAATTAGTTAATTTCAAGAGCAACCTAAAATGAACTGAAGAGTCCAATTTAGAGAGCGCTCCTAATTCACAACTGGAGCAAATTGCTTTTAATAATCTGAAATCTTATGATCCAGAGTATGAAGAGCAATTTGACTTTATGTTGAATTCGATAGAGAACATGCCTATTTTTAGGGTCATTAACAAATATATTGATGAACCAAAAGATAGATATGAACTTTTTCTATCAAATACTGACGACTTTCCAAAAGAATTCTGAGACTTTTTTGAGTCCATTATACTTTTGAATTTTAGTCCTCG